GTTATCGTACAAAGCCTTCATGACTTTGTTTGAGAATCCTTGTGCTATTGTATTTGCTCTTTGTGCCATAGGTTTTAAATAAAATACTAGTTGTTTAGACTTTCTTTTACCGTCCCTATGGAGGGGTTAGGAAGATATCTGTTATTAACTATACAGACGAGATTTATCTCTTGTCAACATATCAAAATATAGCAATATTAATGAGTTTAGCCTTAAACCGTCATTTCCTCAATTAATCCTGCTTTTAGTTTTTCTTTATAAAGCTTGTAATTTGTCTCCCTCAGGGTTGCTGCATCTTCTACTGAAATCTTATTAGATTTTGGTTTTGGTGTTTCATTCGGGCCACCTACTCCGGTTTCCATCATCTTGCCTTTGTGTTTCGGTCTTGATTTCTCTACTTCAAAAAGAAATGCATTAGTAAGCGTTTCAAAGTCTGATCCTCGTCTTGTTGGCTTTGTTGCAAAGACTTTAAATTCCTGTTGTTTTCCTTCCAGATCCGGCATAGCAATTAAAGTCTTTGGATCATCTATATATGTATCGACTTTCTCATTCCATGCTTGAATATCTTTTCCTTCTTGTGATGCTTGATGAATAAGTTCGAATCGTTTTCTATTTAATACTGACTCTTTAGCAAACTGCTTTTCAGTATCACTCATGAGATCCCACTGTGAATATTCTTTCGCTACATCTTCATCTGTTATAACAAGTTCCGCTGCTTGATCGATTGCTTCGTTTGTTTTTCGTAACTTTGCTTCTCTAATTTGTGCTTCACGAGATGATTCAGTGAATTTCTGTTTGTAGTCTACGATTGGTTTATCTTCTTCAGTAGTCTTTGTTTCCTTATCTTCTCCCGATTCATTATCCTCTGTTGATTCGTCATCTGTGGTTTCCGTGGAATTATCTTCTACTGGAGGTTTATTCTCGTCTGTTGTAACAATAACTTCAGGATCTTTGGATTCGTCCTCTGTGGTTTCTGGAGTTTCACCTGCTTTGATTGCTGCATCAATTCCGGCTTGTAATTCTTCTGGTGTTGGTTTATTCATAGTGCCGTCCCATTACTGGGGTTTGGTTGTGAACAATTACTTATTCATCTGCTCCATCATCAATCACATCTCCTGGATGTGTATGATCTGGAGTATCATTTGATTCTTGTTCTGCTTGTACTTCCTCATTTGGTTTATCGAGGACTGCCTGGTATCGTGCCTGTGATCGTTTACCCATAAATAAGCCCATGTAGCTCCATCGTGCTCTAAGAATTGCTCTATCATTATCATTCAACTCTTCCGGCTGTTTCTTAAGAATGTTCTCAATAACAGTTCGTGTCTGTGAATCTAATTGTGGTTGTTCCTGGTTGTCCATATGATTAATAGTAGTGATTAGTTTTATTCCTTGTCAAGTATTACTTTCGAAATAAACTATAATGCTTTGCTTTCTGTACTGATCCCATGCGCTTTAGTTTCTTTTTCGTGTCTCGTCTTACGGTATACTCGTGTTTCCTGGGATGAAGTATATGCTCCTTCTCATGAACAATCGTATCAATAATATCCCCACTGCTATTTTTCTTCTTGGATTTATTGATACGAATTGTTCGCTTCTGAAAATTAGTCTCACCGAAATCCTTCATCTTATTACTTACCACTCGTTTATAAGACTTGATATCAGTAATTGCTCCTAATTTCCGTTTCATTTCTTGCCTTTCTTGGATTTGTGAAAGTTTCTCTGTCCTGGTGCTGCTTGCGCTGCACGAGCCAAATTACCAATCACACCACCTGGTACACCTTGAGCTTGCAATTGTGCTGCTCTGCCACCCTGACCAAGCTTATTTGATTTACCATCAAACTTACCAGACATTTTAATGCTTCCAGCTTTCTTTTTTCCTTTACTCTTTGCCTTCATCTTCATGTCATCAGCATCATGATCATTCTTAGGAGACTTTTTACTTTTCTTCATTGCTTTTGGTTTATTCCAATTGCCACCATGTTTTGCTAGATACTCTTGTGCGTTACTACTTGCCATATGTTTCACCTCCTTATTTCATTGCTGCTACTGCTCGTTCTAATTGTGCTCTTGCTTTCGCTGGCGTAGAGAGAAATGCTGATAATAACATATAGTTTCGAAGTCTTGCTTTGAGAAACAAATCTTGTTTCGATCCTAAATCATATTTAGTTAATTCCTGTTCTACTCCATCCTTCATTGCATCTATATAATCTTTTATTCGCTCTAAATTCACTTCGCCCTGGTTAAGTGCAGCAAGCCATGTATTAAGCGTTTCTGTCTCTTCCGGATTTAAATCATCATAGGATAAATTATATTTCTTTAACATTTCATCCATTAAGTTCATACTTGTCCACCTCCTGGTTGTGGTTGTGGCTGTGCTTGTGGCATCGTTTGCTGTGGCATACCTGGAGTTGATGCTACTGGCTGTCCACCTGGTTGCTGTGCTCCCATCATTGCTGCCTGGTTCATCATTTGCTGTTGGATCTGTTGCTGTACTTCCATGACTTCATTAATTTCTTCCGGTTGCAAATCAGCAAACTCTAATAGCTTTCTATCATAAATTTCCATAAGCTTCGGATTGCCTGGCATGTTTTGCACCGCTGCGCTTAATTTCTGTAATTTCTGTGTATCCTGAGTATTCTTATCTTCCTGTGACCATACTCGTGTTCTATATCCTGATTTCGTTTCCCAATCTGACGGATCAATAACCTGACTAAAAAGCGTATCAGTATTTCGTCCTTTCTTATAGATCCTGACAGCATCTAACTTATCTGATGCTGCATCAATCAGCTTAAGAAACTTCGTTCCTCTCTCTTTCCATGCTTGTGTATAGAATTTTGATAAGCCTCTGACACGTTCTTTTGCTTCAACTAAAGCAAGCTGTACTTGTCCCAACTGGATATTTGATTGTGTTGCTCCTTGTTGTGTTGCTGTTGCTCCTGTTGCTCGATCTACCATATCCATGACAAATTGCATTTCTGGTAATGCATCGGATAAATCACCAATCTGTAATTGCTGATAGACATCACTTGGCTTACCTGGAACACCATACCATCCGAAGGCTTTTGGTTCATAGGTTTGCGGTACAAATCCTTCTTTGGTTGCATCATATAAATTCATATTTAAGTTCTTAAGCGTCCGGTTCTCAACCATCTGACTAAACCATGTGTTAAGTACTTTGTTAGGGGTTTTAATAATATCTGCTACGCCATCTGTCCAGAAGTCTTGCTGATCAACATCTTCAGCCCATGTATTATAGTTATAATGCGTTCTCCAATAGTGTTCACCATCACTTGTTTCACCTATTACTTCTTCTAATGGTTTTTTCTGGAGTATCTCTAGGCTATCTGCTTCAACATATAAATAAATTTGCTCTTCTGTCTCATTCTCTTCTTTCCGTTTAATCAAATGCATCGTTAATTCTACATATGTTTCACCCAATACTGGAGCATCTGCATCCATTAATCCTAGATCTGCCATCTTTTGGTTTTTCTGTGACAGCATATCTAAGTTTGCTTTGGCTTTAATCAATCCCATATTCGTTGCATAAAAGATCTTGAGTCGATTCAAGGCTTCCTTGTCATAAGCTGGATCTAACTCTAGTTCTGCTAATGGTTTAAAGATATGTGTATGAATAAGAAATCGTGAGGAGTCTATTTGATCCGGTTTTAAGTAACGATCTACTAAAATATCTTCCGGATCGATAATATTAAATACTACTCGTCCATCAATAACTTGCATCTGGTCAAAACTTCTCCCAAAAAAGAATTCTTGCTTCTTGTCAATAATATCTTTAATCTCCATGTTGTTTTGCTCCAGTGTATCTTTCCAGTATTCATTCAGAAATACTTCAGATTCCTTATCATTGTCTAAATTGTCAAATTGAATAACTGGCATATCGTCTACATCCTTAAGAAGCGTTCTAATCTGTGTTTTCATGAGGGGAAGATTAACGGATTGACGCTGTGTTAAGCGATTATAGATTACTCGATCTCGATATAAAGTATAGTTTTCTCTCCAATCCTGTTCACGTCTGAATCGATAGTTATAGCCACCTTCTTTATTGAAACGAAGTAAGACAAGTTCCGGAGTCGTGAGGGTTATACCGTTATTGGTAATGTCCATGATATCAATACTAAACAATAATCTTATCTTTATGCAAGAGTCAAGCTATAAGCCCTTCTAGGTATGGATTAACACCACCAACTTCTGAAGGCATCTTAAATGTACTCGTATTTTGGAATGTATCCATACCATAACGCAATGCGTCCATTAAGTGATTAAGGAAATCCTGAGGCACGTTTATAATCTTTCCATCTTTATCTGTCATCCAAAGGTAATTCCGATACTCTTTAATTAAATTAGTACTTCGTTTCGTTACAAAGATTTGCTGCTGCTGGACAAATTGAATTCCCTGCAATATACTTCCTGATCCTTTCGTTGCTCCAATGATATTCAATCCATAACTCTTAATTTCATCAATAGACTTCGGCTCTGCACTATCTGCGACAATAAGCGCACGAGGCAAATTAATGAATAGATCTGTAATATTCTTATTACTTAATCCTTTTAGATATGTTATTTCATCTAAGATATATGCACCATTCCATTTATAGATTGCTATAATCGCTGTGGGATCGTTTGAGTAGCCAAAATCCATACCATAACGCTCTAGCCTTGCTTCATGTGGTACTGTTTCAAATTCTGTATTCCATCCGGTATAGATTCGTCCCTCTGATTCTCCGAGCAATCCCTCACCATACACAAGCCACCAGTTCTTATTTGCTCTTCGTGATTCAATTGACTGGATAATTGATTGTTCTAATGCTTCATTGTCCTTATAGGTTAAGATAAGAAAATCCACATCATCACTATCCTTAACTTCGGTATAGAACCAAAATTCACTAACAGGATTCCAGTCTAACCAGATAATATTTCGTGTTCTGATTTCTAGCTGTGTATATGTTTCATAGTTAATATTGTTTGCTTCGTTAATAAATAATATGTCTCGTCTTGGCCCTCGTACCTTATCGGATTGATCCGCACTAAAGAATTCAAGCTTAGTTCCTGTCTCAAATGTATAAATAGAGTTTGTAGCGTTCCAAAGTGATTCCTTAAAGTAATTATGTGTTTTCATAATTGTTTCAAAATCTCGCATAGCTCCTTTTCTCAAATGGGGAAGCGTTTCTGAAACAACGGAGATTAGTTCATTATGATGAGTTTGTGCATAGTCAATCAGCCAAAGGAGAATAGAGATTGTCTTAGATGCTGAAGTACCACCAGAGATCCCTCTTATGCGCTTGGTGAGCTTTATTAGCTTATTGGTTGCCGTTGTTGCCTTGAACACTTACAACACCTCCTAGTATAGGTGTAGGCATCCTATCACCTTTTGTTGTGTGATCTATCTTTTCTGTAATACGCTGCTTCAGTTTATTATATTCACGAATAGCTGCTACCTTGCTTCCTAAATCTGCTTTCTGTTGAATAACAAATAACAATTCTTTATCCACCTGCGAATCATTTAGTCCTTTAACCTCTAGTAATTCATCTATGCGTTTAAGGATGTGAGGATTTGTAAGTAAGTCATAAGCTGAAGATCTAGCACCATTATACGCACCCTGTTTTAGTATGTTTATCTCATAAGCTTCTATGTATGACTGTACACCATTACCGAAAAACTCTTTATCACTCGAATATAATTTGCAGAATAATTCCTGTTTCGGATTTAGTTTATCTTCTTT